TAGTAGCACTGATTATTATGCAACTAAATATAATAATGGATTAATTGTTAAAGAAAATGTTGGTATAGGAACTAATAATCCACAATACAAACTTGATGTTGTTGGCGATATAGGACTCACGGGTACATTATATGCAAATAATTTAATAGTTAATGGTGATACAACAACTATTACAACAAATACATATCAAACTGAAAACTTAGAAATTGTAAGTACAAATGCAGATGGACCATCACTTTCAATTTCACACGATCATTCTGTATCAACATATAATATTGTTGAAATAAATAAAAATACAAGTAGAGTATTAACACTTGCTAATAATGGTAATCTTGGTATTGGAACAGATGTTCCAGAAGCAGGATTACATTTATATGAAGCAACAGGTACTTCACATGGTGCAAATCAAGGTACTATTATTATTGATCATGGTGATAACGGTGGTTCATCAAGCATAGTATTTAGAAGTAATGTTGCAAGAGGTTCTGATTATGGTTTTATACAATATCAAGACAGGTTTGGTTCTAGTGGTGAATCTGCAAGATTAATAATTGGAGCAACAGATAATAATGATGATCATATTATATTACAATCATCGGGAAATGTAGGCGTCAACAATAATTATCCCGCTGATAAATTCCATGTATCAGGCAATATATTAGCTTCTGGAGATATAACTGCTTATTATTCTGATATGAGATTGAAAAATGTAAGTGAATATGTTAAAGATGTATTAACTACATTAGATAATATAAGTGTATTTAAATATAATTGCAATGATTTAGGAGCTTCATTTGGGTATGATATTAATAAAAATGAAGTAGGTTTAAGTGCGCAAGAAATAAATGCTTATTATCCAGAATTAGTTGATTTGGCACCATTTGATTCTAAATTTGACAAAAAGCTCAATAAAAAGGTTTCTAAATCAGGTGATAATTATTTAACAATTAATTATGAAAGGTTAGTACCAATATTATTACAAGGTATCAAAGAGCTAAATGCAAATAATAAATCCTTGGAAAATAAATATAATATTCTCAAAGAAGAAATTAATGAAATTAAAAAATTGTTAAGTAAATAAATCTTATTTATTACTAAAATAATATAATGATTTTGTAGATAATGGTACTACAATCATCTGGAGCAATTTCACTTTCAAATATTCAAAATGAATTTGGAGGAACGAATCCTATTTCATTATCAGAGTATTATGGTGCCGCATCAGGTATTCCTTCTTCGGGGCAAATTAATTTTAGCGATTTTCATGGCAAATCAGCATCTGTTCAACAAAATACATATAATGATTTGAAAGATTTAAGGTCGACATTTGTAAGTAATAATTACAATTATTATACAAGTGTTAATACAATTAAATTATTAATTGAAGGAAAGGGCTATGATTTGATTGCAACTCCAAAATACGGCAATCTGGCAGAAGGATTAGCAGGAACTACTAATATTACATCATTGGGTAAATTTGATACAACCAAATTTACAAGTTCAACAAGTTCTTCTAATTATTTACAAAATTCTACAGGATTCAGTAACAATTTACTAAATGATAGACCATTCATGATAATTGCATTATTTGATAGCAATGGTTTAAAAGGATTTATATGTATGATATTTAGAAGTAGAACTTCTGCATTGGTGAGAGATTATTTCTATCCTGCTAAAGGTCGCAATAATGGTCATGATATTTACGCTTTTATTTTAAATGCAAATGGTACCGAATTAGTCAATACAGGTAGTAGTACAAGATGGAATTTTACAAATAGACAATTGGCAGGGACAGCAGGTTATTATTCAACAACAAGATTTAGCTATGATGATGGTGTTTGGGGTGTGAAATTTGACAGTCTTGTAGACGGTAATAGTCCTGGACCAAGATTTTCTGGTTCCAATTCATACGGTTTTGAAAATCACAATGCGAGAGATACTTCATGGCAGTATTATTATTGGGGAAATAAAATAACTTCCACGACACACTGTGGATATGTATTTGTAAGACGCCAAGCATATTAAGTCCATCAAAATACAGATTATTTACAATGTAAAGATTTTTTGCGATTCACTTAATAATTACGATAATATATAAAGAATATTATAATATAATATTATAATAAATATAATAGTAGCTTTATGAACAGTAAGCTAATATTACTTATTAATTTTATAGCTTGTTTTAGTACTGTTGCATCTTATACCACAAGCATATCAAATATGCCACTATACAGATATTGGAATTGTATCGGTTTTAAGCATAAAATAGATTGTAGCAAACCTTATAAGTTTAACGTGGGTGATATACCCCTTGTTGCATGGAAAAGTACAAACGATACTTATCTTAGCACGCTAAATATTTGCAGACATTTTGGGTCTACTTTAGATGAAGGAACTATTGATAAGGGTTGTTTGAAATGTCCATACCATGGATATTTACATACTGATAATGATAAATGTGGAGTTGTAATTGAACATGATGGAAAATTATGGTGGTCGTATAAACCTGTTGAAAACCGTCCACAAACAATTCCTTATGTGGGGAAAGATTTTGTAACTGATTATATTGATTTTGAAATGAATGAAAATCTGCCATTCTGCATGTATAATTCTATGGATATCAATCACGCTGAGCACATTCATAGTGGAGTTTTTGGATTTGGTTCCAATATTCCAATAAAAAATTATAAGCATATTAAAAGAGGTGATAATGTTATTGGTACAAGGTTTGATCACTTTTCAAAAGATAATATTAAACTTATTAATAAAAATATTTCAATGGGCGGTATAGATACATTTACAAGTAATTATCATGAATATATATATCCTTCAACTACATGGTCTGTCGTAAATCATGGTTATAAAAAAAAGCTAATAATTGGTGTGTCAATGACACCTATTGAAAGATATAAAACGAAATGGTTTGTCACTGTAAGAAGTAATTATATGAAAGATAGTATAAATAAAAACATTTTATCATTGGCCGCCCGCATGATTTTAAGTCAGGATAAAAAGCAATTTGATCGTCAATCTAAAAATACATTATTGCGCGATAACTTTATTTTAACTAATATGCTAAATTACGAAGACCATATTGAAGATATGAAGGATATTTTTACAAATTATCAATATCCAAAATTAAAAGATTTTATTGATGATTATATTTCCAATCCTGAATAATTTATTTTTTACATCTTTTATTACACCTTTATAATTTTTTACATCTTTTATTACACCTTTATAATTTTTTTCATTATTAACATTATTATTAATTATATCGCACCTATGATATATATTACCATTTTTACAGTAATAATTATAATCACTAAAGTCTTTATGAATATTTTTTTCATATAACATTTGATGCAATTCTACCATTTATATTATTATGCTGCTAATAAAAAACTATATAAATATTTTAATTATCATTTTTTATTAAGCAAAATTTATTATTTTTTTAATACAAAAATGCAAATACCATTATGCCAATCATTTTTATTATTGTTACCTGGTGTGAAAATTTCTTTTCGATATAAAATTTCAGCTTTATTGTCTTTTATTGATGAAATTGTTCCTGTTCTAACGGGAGAGTCATTCCAATCATCTACTAAATAAATAAACTCATCATCTAAACAAGGCAAATAATGATTTAATGCTTGAAAATGACTTATTTCAGTATGATTACCATCATACATATAAATATTAAACTTTCCCAATTTGGAAACATCTATATCCCAACAATTTTGTTCAATAAAAGTAGCATTATTTTCACCTTTAAAGTTGTTAAAATTTTGTAAAAATATATTTTTAGGACCACCAAATTCACTCCAATTATCTATGGCAACACAAGTCATTTTGTTATTACACATTGCAGAACATATTGAAGAACCTTTCCAAGTTCCAATTTCTAAATACCTTGCTTCTTTCATTGAACAAATATTATTATAAAAATGTCTTGTTTTTTTACCAGACATTCCATCTATATTTAAAATTTCTGGTGTTATTTTTGACTTATACTCATTTGTTAAATTCAAACATTTTTCTATATGGTTTATTAAAGTTGACATACTATATATTATATGTATTATTTTAAGATGAAAAAAACTCATATTTGTCCCATTTTAAAGTTTTAAGGGTATAAATTATGTAGTAAAATTCATGATATAAAATGGGCCTAAATAAAAAATAATATGATATAATAATATTTACTATATATCATTTTAAAAATGTCCTTTAATTCTAAAGAATATAATGATAAATTGCTTGATAATTTTTGCGTAAAATATTCAAAGCTCAAAAAAATAATGTATATGTAGTTCCCGAAATTCCTGACTTAGTTATAGATGGATATGAAGTGTTTGGTATTATTAACTTAAATAACCACAACAAACACAAAAAACATAATAAATGTGTATCATGGAATTCTAATATTTGCATTGAATATAATTATCCTGTTTAGCGTCTTTGTAACCCTGCAATCATATATGAATAACTTATATAATATATGTAAGATTATGATTAGTAAATTTGTCACCACTCTTGCTTTTTTATCAATGTATTTTTTTGATTTTAGTGATTCTTATAATATGAATAATTTTCCAATTATTAAAAGACTATTTGATAAGAAACATCACAATAATTATAGCAAAAAAACTTATGTTAATAAATATGCAAATAATTATGCAATTAATAAAATTGTTTTAGATGAGATGGCTGCTAATATTGTTGGGCCAAAGAAAAATAATAGTGAATTTAGCAAGTAAAGTTAAGCTATGCTATGCTAAGCTATTATTTTTACATACATTTTTTTTCTGTGACGGCTCCATTGCAGCAACACCTGCTATTGTAGTAACATATGTTAGCAATGCAGATGTTAGACCTATTTGAAAATAATAATTATCAAAATTAATGAATTTTTTTGACATGTTAATAATTGGATTTGTAATTCTAAGTACTATTTTTGGAGGGTTTGCATTTGGAATTGTTTGCATTAAAAGCATAATTGTTGAAAGTAATACGAAATTTTGAACCCCATCTAAAAATATATTCTCAAACATTACTATATTAGAATTTCTTGGAATACCTATCATTTCATTAGTATCTTGTAGCATAAAACACATATTATGGCGCTTATATGGCATCCTTAGATTATTTGTAAATACCAGCATATTTATATGTTATTAATGTCTTAGTTAGTTATGTTAATAATATGACTATTTTTTATATATAAAAATGATATATATATGTGGATATAAAACTAATAATATAGTAGTTATAAATAATGGAACTAGATAATACACATATTATTTTGTTAGATCATTTATATAATTTTGAATTAAATACTGATGAAAGTATTTTATCATATTGGAAAATTAAAAATGATATATATCAAATATTTCTTTTCAATGAAACGCAATTAGAAAAAGATGAGTTAGAGTCATTAGAAAAAGATGAGTTAGAGTCATTAGAAAATAAAATATATAATCATTATAAACAATATAAAAAATTTAATTTTAATGCAGTCTTTGATAGCAAGGATCCAATAAAATATATAACATACTTATCACATTCTAAAAAAAAATTATTAGTTAATACAAATTTACTCACCTGAAAACATATCGAATACACTATTCATTATAGATGATCCCAATGTAAGACCTCCTCCAGCTATTGTAGCATCAATAAATTTATCTAATTTACTATTTGTATTATCTATACGAGAAGGTTCATTATAAATATTATTTGCAGGATATCCTACTTGTTGCATTTGCTGATTTTGCATCTGTGGATATTGCATTTGCTGATTTTGCATCTGTGGATATTGCATTTGCTGATTTTGCATCTGTGGATATTGCATTTGCTGATTTTGCATCTGTTGATATTGCATTTGCTGATTTTGCATTGCAAGTTTTTTATTTAGCTGCTGCTTATTTTCTATGTCTTTCCAGGTTTTTAATGGTATTTTATTTAGATATTCTTCTGTTTCTTCTACATTCATATTTTGAAATTGATTAGGATTACCTCCTTTTTTTCCTTTTTTTCTTCCACCTCTATATTGTTTATTGGATTCAAGATTATATATATTAGATTTATTACTGATTTTATTATATTCAAAATAAGCTTTAGCATTATTCATAAATTTATTTATTGGAATGGATAATATATAATTATTAGTATTTCCACTAAATATATGCATGATATGGTCTTTAACCTTGTCTCTATTATAATCATGGAATGTGTAAACAACATAGTATTTTTGTGGAATTACTGGCATTTTACTAAAATATTCATCAATATCTACATAATCTTTTAATGGTAAAGCTCCTAAAAACTGATCACCTCTATATTTTAAAATAAGATCTTCTTTAAGACCATCATTATTAATATCTTGATTTTTAACAATATAATATTTAATCTTCATTTGTATTAATTTCTAATATTATAAGATATAAAAATGATTTAAATTGAAACATTTTTATATTTAAAAAATGATAGCATTACAATAATATTAATAAATTATTTAATTTATAGTATTTAATATGGTTAACGAATTAGCCAATTATGATGTCGAATATTATATTCATTTTATAGTAGGATTCCATATTATATTATTTTCGGGAGTATATTTATTTATGAGTATTATAATGATGATAAGAAAAATATATAATAATTTTAATAAAAATTGATAGCACGCATATAATTATATTAATTGGCCTGAAATATTGGTCTTAATAATAAAAAATTGTGATTATAATTTGCAAAACGGAGTCATACAATATGTTAGTCAGAAGGCAATCTGCCAAGAATCCGCAAGGAGGAATCGCTGTTAGCATATGGTACCTTAGTAGCTGTTATATGATCGGTTTTTTTCCTTTATTATTTCATAAATATGTCTTTTTATAATAAAAAAATGATGCTATATATTTGCTATTTACTATATAACACAATTGATCATGACATGTATTGAGCGCTCATTGTATTCTTTGAAAAAAAAAATACTCGAAGAAATAATCATTAATTATACCAATGAATACTCTATTAAAAAAATAAGACTTTCGGGTAAAAATAAACCCGATTTGGTAGATATTATTATTAGAGAAAACATTGAAATTGATTGTAAAAAGTATATGCCTAATGTAATTCTTAGCAATTCAGAGCAATTTTATATATTTTCTCGCAGTGATATCGAACGAGAATTTGCAGCACTTGCTGCCAGAACAACTATATAATTTGCATTTTGTTTATATTTATGTTTTATATATTTTTTGTTATTTACTAAAAATACATATAGATATAATTAGTATATAATTATTATGACTATACCAAGAGACAAAGCTTTAAAGTTTTTAAAAGAAGCTGATTTTAAAGCTAAGCTATTTTCAAAGGATAAAAAGCGTAAAGTAGGTGCTATAATTTTAGAAAAAGATAGTTTAATACAGATTAGTTGCGGATATAACGGGTTGCCAAGAAAGTTAAAGGAAACTAAAAAGAGGTGGTTAAAACAGAATAAGGATTTGTATGTAATACATGCAGAGACTAATGCAATTATTCAAGCTGCTCGAACAAATAGTAACATTAATAATGGTATAATAGTATGTAATCGTTTTCCCTGTCATAATTGTTGTTTGAATATAATACAAGCTGGTATTACCACATTAGTAACAATTGAACCCGATTGGAATAATCTTAGTGATAAATGGCGGGAATCTTTTCATGCATCTAAGGAGATGTTAGATGAATTAAAAATAAATATAATGTTTTTCAATGAAAATGATTTATTGTAATTTTTTATTTCTTCCTTGCTTTTTACCACCTCCTATCTTTATTCTTTTACGAGCATTAGCAGATTTTTTCTTTTTATCATCAGCTTTTTTGGCATTTTTCTTTTTATCATCAGCTTTTTTGGCATTTTTCTTTTTGGATTTTTCTGCTGTTTTCTTTTTGTGTATTTCTTTAAATTCTTTAACTGTAACAAAATCTCCTTTATATTTAACATATTCTTTACGATCATTTGGCTTTTTATAAATACATCTTTCTTTTCCTAATATTTCTTTTTTAACTCCTGTTTTAGTACATTTTACGGGTTTTCTACCTCCACCTATAGAACTTGAACTACTTGCACTACTTGCACTACTTCCCTGTTTTGCCATTTTATTTCTTCTTTTTCTATTTTCTCTTTTTTGTTTATCATCATCATCTTCTTCTACAGTTTCTAATGCTCTTCGTGTGTCTAATGCTCTTTCGGTTGCCGATTTTACTGGGATATTTCTACCACTTGTACTTGGTGCACCAAAGGCTGTTTTTCCACTTCTGGCTGGTGTTTTTCCACTACTGGCTGGTGTTTTTCCACTACTGGCTGGTGTTTTTCCACTACTGGCTACTAATGTTTTACTTCCACTACTGGCTACTAATGTTTTACTTCCACTACTGGCTACTAATGTTTTTCCATGACTTGTAATCCTTCGCATTTTTTCCGCTATTTCTTGGATTTTATTTAATGGAATAAGTATATCAGTACTAAAAAATTCTTGAATATAATCATTACTTTTTTTAATTTCATCTTCTTTATCAAAAAATGCTATCCAGTGTGTAGCTAAAAAATTTACAATTTGTTCTATTTCAGAATTACCAAGTGCAGGACTTTTGTTTTTAATAAGTTCATTTAATTGTGCAAGTTGAAGTATTAATTGATTATTATTATCTATGTGTCTGCGAAATGTTACAAATGATGCTATTAATTTATCTACTAAATCTATTTCATCTTTACTTAATATACTTTTAAATTCTTTTACTTTATCTGCTTTTTGTAGAACATAAACTTTTTCGCCTTTTTCTGCATTTTCATTTCTAATTAACTGTTCATAATATAATAATTTTGCAATATTTTCAATAAATTTTTGTCGTAATCTTATTTTATGTATATCACTAAGCAAATGATATCTATCTAATGTATGATATATATCTAATGTTTTTGCAATTATTTCAAAAGTTTTTATATTCGAAGCATTAATATTACCTAATTTTTCTTCTAATGATTGTGATATTCTAAAATCCACATCTTCAACTGTATATTTTTTTTCTCTATCATCAAAAAATATTGAAATTGCATTAGCGAGTAAAATATCACTATCTGAAGGTAAACTTCTTAAATATACTTTAAATTGTTCGTTGTTTATTAACCATGCTAATATTGTCATATCATCTTTTTTAAATTTTTCATTAGTTATATAGGAGTATGCTTTTCCAATAATATATTTAAATTGCGCATATGATAATTTAGATTCCATAACACCAATATCAATAGTACCTTCTGATATTTTTTTCATGATATAATCTACTACTGTATTATGTTGTTTACCTAAATAAGAAGGATCATCCTCGATGCATTTTAATATTATTTTGATAAAAAAATATGGTATATATCTATCATCAATTAGTAAATTAAAAATAAACATGTTATCTTTTAAAGCTTCAAAATTAATACTACCATCCGGATTTCTAACTATTGTAAAAACATCAAAAAGAAGAAATATTTTATTGAGCTCATATTTTCTTCTAAGATTAGGATTAAAAAAAGCCCAATCTATCTGTCTTTTGTATATTTCATATTTACTCTTAAATATTTCTTCCGTACTTTCTCTAAACGCTTCTGGTAATTCTTGTGGCATTACTTCTAATTTACCACGATATTCTGCTGCCTTTTGAATCATAAAAGCTTTTGTATATACTGCATATTCTGCTTCATCGACGCCTTCAGGTATTATTATTATATTCTGTTCTACTGCATCATGATATTCACTAAGTGCAAATTTGAAACTCATATCGGTTGCACCATCATCTAAATAAGTTTCATTCTTTTTCAAATATTCCATTGTTTTTTCAAGAAATTTAGTTTTAAATTGTGGGTCTTTATAAAAATAGTGTAAAAATGCTTTTATTTGTTCAGGAGTGAAATCCTGATCGTGATTTTCAATCATAGAAGTTAATCTATCTGCTCCGGCTCTTTTAGATATTATTTCTAAAAGAGTACGTGTATTAGTTCTCCATTTATCATAATTATTAAAAAATAAATTCATAAAGAAACTATCCATAACATCAGGTGTTAATGCTCTATCATATCGTCGAAAAGTTTGTGATGGTTGTGCATCTTCTTGCATCTCAGGGGGCTCCGGTGACGGAGACATAGGCATTATTATATGTATATATCTAATAATAGTTTATAAAAATAATTTAAATTGCAATTCCCGATTAAGAATATACATTATTTTATTGACACATTACTTGTTGTTGTTACCTCGCTACATTAGTAGCTGGAATATAGTATGGCATAGTAGGATACATATATTGTTGCCCCATAATATTAGTGTGTTGGGTATGCGGTTGCATTGCTACATTTGCTGCAATAGATCCTGTGGCACTTAGATAATTTTGATAATAAGATGTATTATCTTCTACTGATTTTTTTTCTGTTTCTTCAGATTTTACTGGAGGTGTTTCAATATCATTATATACTGGTTTAATATGGTAAGAGGGCCATGTAGAACCATTTGTGAAAAATGGGGTAAGAATTAGATCTGGAACCTTTCTATAAAATTGTTGGGCCTGTTGGAACATTGTCATATTAATAATGTGCCATATGTTTATATGTGTTTCGTAGCATTATTATATGTTTTAAATTAACTTAATATAATAATGGCACAATGCATATATCGTCGTTGATATCATTATCAGATAACTTATAAAAAAGCTCCTTATTATCTTTATAAATTCGTGTTAGTATAACTTTATCTGTCCATAAATTATTTACATCTATAAGTTCATCCATATATTTTTCATATAATTTTGCGAAATCATTAATTATGTTTTTATGTATTATATACGATATTCCAGATATGTAATGATAATTCCATATATAATATACCTTATCTTCGTCATATTCATTACATGTACTGGAATATATAAATTTATCTTTGGGTAATTTATCTATTTTTAATTTATTAGGAAATATTTCATTTGAAGGATAAGAGTTTTTGTATATATTAATATCAGCATCTATCCAGCAAAAAAACTCAGAATCATATATATTTAATTCGGATGCAATTTTAATAATATTAATTTTTTCATTCCATATCAAATTCAATTCAAGTGAAGGGCAATATAATTCATCTATAATAGTTTTATCAATATGTTTATATGAATTGAATTCTTCAATATTATATTCTATATAATATGTTGGATAATCATCACCTCTTATATTTTTAACATACTCGATTGATTTATGATTGCCAAAAAATACATAAGGGCAATTAATAAGAAGTGTATTTTTAAGACATTTATCATATGTTTCACCAGTATTCCATAAACCCGTAACGCAAGTTACTTGTGATGTAGGAAGTTTACTTAATTCAGGAATATCTTCATAATTATCTACTATAAAATCTGGTGACTCACAATCAGCTTCAGGTGCACTACAGTTTGCATAAGGAATATAACTCATTATTACTATTTTTGTTATTACATATCTTTATATATGGTCATCTTTTTAAATGAGTACATAATTTTTAAAATCTATTAAATTTTTAAAGTTTATTAAATTTCTAAGAAAAATAAAATTATGTACTCATTTAAAAATTAAAAATTGATTTATATATTTAATATAATATTCTATAAATATGTCGGTTGATATTGAGAACATTTGTGATGTAAATGCTCGTCATTCTAATAATCACAAGCAGCGATTTTATACGGATAAAGAATATGCTATTATATCTACTGAAATGTTGCAAAAAATTCCTAATTTAAAAACACCAGATGATATTACTAAATTTCAAAAGCAAATGCAACGTCAATATAAAATTACTTTATCTAAGGCAAATCTCATTTATTTCTATAACAACTTAGGTATCGATAACTTAGCATTTAAAAAGTTAATTACTAAAAAAAAATCTAAATCTAATTCTGGCGTTATAGTAGTTACTGTTTTAACTTCTGGAAAACCAGAATATACTGATGATGCCGGAAATAAAGTTATAGGCAAATTCAGTTGTCGCCATAATTGCGCATATTGTCCAAATGAAAAAGCACATGCTGGTAATAATTGGGTCGATCAACCCAGATCTTATTTATATTCTGAACCAGCAGTATTGCGAGCCAACGATAATAATTTCGACCCAATATTGCAGTTTAATTCAAGAATAGATGCACTAATTAGTATGGGGCATGTTGTAGATAAATTAGAAATTATTGTTTTAGGAGGCACTTGGTCAAATTATCATAAAAATTATAAAGATTACTTTATTACGGCTACTTATTATGCTGCTAATACATATTATGAAAAGCGTGAAATGCTTTCACTCGAAGAAGAAATTTCAATTAATGAAAATGCAAAAATACATATTATAGGATTAACTTTAGAAACGCGCCCTGATACTATAACATTGGATGAAATTCGCGAGTTTAGAAGATACAATTGTACGCGTGTTCAAATTGGGGTGCAACATACTAACAATGAAGTTCTCAAAAAAATTAAAAGAGGTCATGGTATCGAAACAGTTCATAACGCAATTAAACTATTGAAAGATAATGGATATAAAGTAGATATTCATTTAATGCCCAATTTACCAGGATCATCATATGAATTAGATAAAGAAATGCTTGAAACATCATTATATGATGAAAAGATGCAAGTAGACCAGTATAAAATTTATCCGACAGCTATTGTACCTTGGACGCAAATTAAAGAATGGTATGAAAACGGAGAATACATTCCTTATGATGATATGCTACTATATGAATTAATTAAAGAGTTTAAGAAAAAAGTTCAAAAATGGAAGCGGCTCAATAGAATCATTAGAGATATTCCATCTACATATATATCTGGTGGATATAAGCACGAATATGTTAATATGCGACAGCTATTACAAGATGATATGCGTAAAAATAATTGGTGTTGTAATTGTATAAGATGTCGTGAAATTAAGGATAATAATGTAAAACCACAAGATATTAATCTTGATATTGTAACATATCCGGCAAGTAATGGTACTGAATATTTTATATCATATGAAACTACCAAACATCTTATAGGATTTATTAGATTAAGATTGCCAAATAATGCTGACAAATCTAAACAATTAGATATATTGCATGACTCAGCTTTAATTCGTGAATTACATGTATATTCCAATTTAAGTGATGTAGGTAATAATATTGATGCTTCTTATCAACATAAAGGTTATGGCAAAAGTTTAATAACTGAAGCAGAAAAAATAGCAAAAAAAATGGGATATCCAAAAATAGCTATTATAAGCGGGGTAGGTGTACGAAATTATTATAGAAAATTTGGATACATATTAAAAGATACATATATGATAAAGGAGTTATAATAGCTTAATCATTTAATTTTTTACTTAACCTATTTAATTTAAATTGATACATTTTTAAATCAGCTGTAAAATCTTTATAAATACTAAAAAAATTTAGCAAGTTTTGTTTTAGATATATAATTAAAGTTTCAACAACTACTTTAAAATCTTGCTTTGTCATTTTATTATTATTAAATTTTTTTGTTACATTATATTCAGTATCATCTTTTGTTTTTTTAGATGCATTTGCAATAATTTTAAAAATATCAACATAAGCTTTATCCTTATTAATTAGTTCATTTTTTAAATTTGCTAATTGATGATTTGTAATAGGATTATTTGTTAAATTTTCCTTGTATTTATCCTCTAGATCATCAATTAATTTTTTATGTTGTTTTTCAATAATTGCATCATCAACGATATCATTTGTTTCATTGTTATTGAACATATTTCTAAAAATTACTAAATTTTCCTTATAAATTTTATAAAACTCGCTATCATTATCTACTCTATTTGATATGTGTTCTATATTATTTATATCACTATAAATTGATTCTACTAACATTTGCTTTATAAAAATAATAATGCTTAATAAATACTTTTTATCACTATGTGTTAACTCTTTTAATAATGATTTTTTTAAAACACTCCACCAGAAAATTGTGCCTTGAATATCTATGAATTGATTTTCAAGTGTTTTAAATTTATTAGTGAAACTACTTTTAATACTTTTTATAAAATCATTTTCTTCTTCTTCTGTAAAACTAATTAACTCAATGTCTTCTTCATTATTACCATATGTTCCTCCTAATTGTTCATTAAACTCCTTTTTTTTATGTTCGTAATTTATCATAAATTTATTCTTATTTAGATTTTTAATTATATTAGATTTCATTTTTATATTTTCATCATCTGTATTATATGTTTTAGAATTTTTATCAGGTTCTAAAAATAATAACATATCTATTAAATTTTCAATTTCGGTTTTCATAAGAATAACTTTATAGTATTTAGATATATTTGGTAATAAATAATTAATAAAAATTTTATTAAATAAAAATCTTTTTACTATTGTCATAAGCATTCTCAATTGATATGTATTTAAATAACCATCTTGATCAACATTATATTTATCCATAGTTGAAATTATAATTGTTTCATATTTAGTTAAAAAATTTAAGGATTTATTTAAACAAACTAAAGTTTCATCTAAAATTATATATTTATAAAATTTATATATATTTAAAAAAACTTTATATTTATCGTTCATTTGTTTTTTTGCTGAAATCTGTTGTTCTATTTTATATTCTTTTACTCCACTTTCTTTCTTTTTTTGATAATCTTCTTTAGTTGACGATGAAGAAACAAAAGAAGATCTTTCAGTTTCACTATCCATTTTATTACTTAATGTAATTATAAAAATATATATAAAACTTTACTAATATATATTAATAAAACACTACTATAATTATGAACCATGTTGAACAAGAAGATCGTAGTGCTAACGATTTGCAATCTAAAGTGCTAAGTAATGATAAGAAAGTCATTAAAATTAGTTGCGAAAAATTTATGGAAGAGTTTAATAAGGTAATTAGTACCAGTGAAGATTATAGCTTAGATGAATTGAAAAAACTTGTTGCCAAATCTTACAAGCAAGTAAATAAAAAATCCCTTGTAAAGCGCGAACCATCACTATTTAATAAATTTATGGCAGAAGAAATGAAAAAATTGAAAGTAGGTAATCCCGAAAAAAAACAACCAGAGCTTATGAAGCTCGCTGTTGAAAAATGGAATGAAGCAAAAAAATCAGCTTAATTATTGCATTTACTATTATGTTAAATATTATTATTTTTATTATATAGAATATGAACACATATTTAAAATATTTTATATTATCTTTGCTATTGATTATAATTGATTCCATGTGGATTTATTTAAATTATAATATGTATAATAAGACTGTTAAGGACATACAGGGGAGCGATATCAAAGCTAAAATACATTATGCAATATTTGCATATTTACTTATGTTAGTCTCATTATTATATATTGCAATACCATTTACCGCAAGCAATATTAATAAAAATGATAGTAATAGTAAAATATTACTTAAATCTATTTTATATGGTGGTAGTGTGGGATTGTGCATATATGGTATATATAATTTAACTATTATTAGTATATTTACTAAATATCCGCTAAAGGTTGTAATTATAGATAGTATATGGGGTACCTTTTTATATTCGCTAATGACCTATTTATATTTTGTTATCAATTAAATAAGTGAATTTTATTTTCTTGCTTTTACATGGGTACATATATTATAATCATTTAAATGTGTTTTTCCACATCTGCAAGTTAATGGTAGTTATTCTAAAATTCAACTAAATAAATTATAAATTAAAAATAATAGCATTATTGCTAACATAATAGCATATACCGATACCATAACGCTACCAACAACCATAAAAGGAACTAATGGTATAGCAATATATATATTAGTTACTAACATTATTAATATAAATATTATTATTAGACCACTCGCATTTACATTTTCAACATTTAAATTATCTAATAAATTGATATTAAATATAGATAAGTCTAATGGTTCATTCTTAGTTACTGCTTTATCATTTCCATAATATAAATGCCCGTGTTTTTCATAATCATAATATATATCTTTTAATTCTGCACATTTGTCAGTTAAACTATTTGGATCACTTGATTTATAAATAATATTTTTCAAATCTGTGCATTTATCAAAATGTTCTATGTACATTATTCTATTATATTATAATTATTTTAATATAATATAATAATTAGTAAAATGCATGCAATATATTCTTATATTATATTATAATAGATAGTTCATACTAATTTACTTATGGCAAATACATATGAAACAATAATTATAATCTTAGCTATTTCAATAAATACGGGGATTATTTTATGGTATGTATCTCAAAATAGAGATGCTGATTTAGGTGGTAATCCCTTATTGCTAAATATTAATTATAATAAGCAAAAAGTTAAAAATTCAACTGGTGGAAAGTGCACTACTACTTGTGATTCCTTAGATCCTGTAAGTGATCCGCGATATAATATGCAACAAATAATTAAGCAATCTATTTTATTAGAAGAGCATTTAACAAATAAAAATAAGAGATGTCGCGATTGTATAACAAAACACTTTTTACATATCATAGGATTATCTGAAGAGGCGCAAATGCTCGCCACAAATAAAATTGAAAAGTATCCTCTTATCAATGAATCTGTAGAATTATATAATGAATTATTTAAAATATGGGTTAAAAATAAAAATTTAGAAACACCTGATGAAAAATATGTATTATATTGTACAAATAAATTACGCGATCATAGAAAGCAATTAATAGTATTATACTTTTTTGATGAAAAATATAAAATAAAAGAAGGCAATGATTATGATAAATAATTATTTATTCTTTGAGTCGAACTCTGCAGTAACCTGTATCAATCATATAATATAACCAATAAAAAGGTCCAAAAATAAAAGCTATAACTATAGCAATCATTTTAGTTGTAAATGATCCTTCGTATCCAAAACATAATACAGCTTGGATATATGCAAGACATGTTATTAATAAAATAATAAAAGTAAATGATACTGCTATAATATCAAGCATTTAATATTTATCTAATTAAATATTATATTTTATTTATTAAAACTGATTTAATATCTTCAATTGCTGCATTATGTGCATTTAAATGATCAGGGTGTATATCTGAACCCATATCAATATTAGGGTAACATACCGGATATGTTAAAGCATATGTATTAACACTTTGATATAAAGCCACATCTGCTACAATTTGATATTTACACGAATTAAAATCATATTTATTATTAATATAATACTGATCTATAAGTTTTTTGGCCCCTTTGCGGCTAATTATATACATTCCTGTTGATGGCAATAAATATTGCCATTTAATGAATTTAGACTTTCTTTTTATAAATATTTCATTATATAAATATTTAACAGTAGGACCATATAAAATAAGCAATTGTATTATATCGAAGTCTTTTGGTGCATCTTTAATGATTTCATTATAATCAATTTTATATGGTATAAATATATCGTCTTCCATAATAACAAAATAATCATCTAAACTTGTATCAATCGCGTATTTCATTGCTTTAATATGACTTGATATGCAAGCAAATTCATATTCGCAGCTATTACATCCGGGATGTTTACAAGTTAGAGGTCTTGAATGTGCAAGGCATTCATTGAAATCATTTGGAGTAATTGCATTTATTCTAACATTATTAATATTTAAGTTATTAAATTGTGTATTCATAAAATTACTTCGCACAATACTTTTTTCTACATTGATCCAGTAATGTATCATGTAAATATTAATTAGATATAATTTGATATATTAATTTTATTTTTATATAATAAAATTATTGTTATTTAATAATTTATGTGTGGTATTGTTAATATATTATTTTTGTTTTCATTAATTAATATAGTTAAATGAAGTTAGAACTAAAAAAATTCGATCCTTCTAAGATCAAAAACGATTCAGTAGTGGTTTTTATTGGTAAGCGCAATACTGGTAAAAGTTATTGCATGAAAGATATTTTAAGTTATAATCGCGATATTCCTGTTGGTGTTGTTGTTTCTCCTACTGAAAAAGCTAATGGTTATTTTGAAAAATTTATACCGAAAATGTTAATTTATGATGAATTAGAAGAGAAACTTATTAGTAAATATTTGAATCGTCAAATAAATATAACTAATAGTCGCAAAAGAGAATTAACTAAACACGGATCATCTACAGTTGATCCGAGATCTTTTTTAATTCTCGATGATTGTATGTATAATAAAACTATAATGTCGGACAAAAATATTAGATGTATATTTATGAATGGACGGCACTATAAAATATTTTTATTAATTACAATGCAGCATGGTTTAGGTCTACCACCTGATCTACGATCTAACATTGATTATGTGTTTATCTTTAGAAATAATATTGTTAAAGAAAGGGAAAAAATATATAACCATTATGCAGGAATGTTTCCCACATTTGATGTTTTTAATCAGGTAATGAATCAATGTACCGAAAATTATGAATGTCTTGTAATTGATAATAAAGTGCAATCTAATAACATTAATGATATTGTATTTTGGTATAGGGCTAATGATAGTAATTTTAAAATGTGCTCGAGAGATTTATGGGAGATGCAAGCATTACAAGATCAACGCGAATTAATGGGAATAGAAAATGAAAACGAAGAAGAAGACGTTGAAGAGTACGACCCTGGTGTATTTATGAAAAAGAAAAACTCTAAATTAATTAAAGTAAGAAAAAATCAAAAATATTAAAGTGTTAGCAATTTGTTAAAAATATCAAGACATTTGTTATTACATTTTTTGCCACAAATTTCACAGCATTTATTTATAATTACTCTACATTTTTTACATACAAATGTGGTATTTGTATATATTATATATTCAGATGAATCACATACAAAGCATACTGTATTCATTAAAAGAAGCTTAATCTCTTTTTTTTATCTTGATTACTATTTATATGTATTTCTTTTATCATAGACATATCACTTACAACACTTGCATTATCATCGTCGTCACTTATTTTTTCAGGTAGCAATGTTGTATTATTATTGAATGTTTTAACATCTTCATTTAGAATCTTGTTATTGAAATAGTTATTTATAACTTCGTTTTCATTAGAAACTGTTACTGGTAGCTGGTTTGTTGATAATTTATTATCTTCATTTTTATTTATTAAGGATTCAAATAAATTATCTTCTTGCTCTTCTTGTTCTTCTTGCTCTTCTTGTTCTTCTTGCTCTTCTTGCTCTTCTTGCTCTTCTTGTTCTTCTTGCTCTTCTTGCTCTTCTTGCTCTTCTTGCTCTTTTTGCTCTTCTTGCTCTTCTTGCTCTTCTTGCTCTTCTTGCTCTTTTTGCTCTTCTTGCTCTTCTTGCTCTTCTTGCTCTTTTTGCTCTTCTTGCTCTTCTTGCTCTTCTTGCTCTTCTACTTTATTAGATTTATCATTATCCTCCCTCCCTTCATCATCTTCATCATCATCATCTTCATCATCTTC